TTGGTTCCTCTCAGGGATGATGTGCATACGCCTTAGGGCACAGAGTTCCCCGAATCGCATACCGCCGAACACTGCCAGCAGGACCATAGCCCTGAACCTAGGGTGGATGGCTTCTGCCAAGTTCCATGCCTGAGAGTGTGTTAGGAACTTTTGTTCATGCTTGGGCTCAGCGGGCAACTTCACTGTGACCGCAGGGTTAGACCTGATGAGTCCGTAGTTAACGGCAAGGTCCAACACCCTTCTCAGAGCAAAGACGTTCTTGCGCACACTTGATGCACCAAGGCTGGTACGCATGTGAGTAACCCACTTGGCTACCGCCGCAGTTGTGATTGCGTTAAGCGGTAGGTGACCAAACTCAGGGACAACATGTGTCCTGTAGATGCCAGCAATTCTGTTGCGGGTGCTTGGCCTCACATCAATTAACAGAGCCTCTGAGTGCTCCCTGATGAAGGCTGAGAGGGTGACCTGACCATGTTTGGGGTCAATGAAGGAGCCGTTGACCATGTCTCCCTCTAGTACCGCCTTGAACCTTCGTGCGTCCTCCTGACGCTTGAAGGACTTGGACCGCTGCTTGTCGTCTGCCCACCATCTGACGCGGTAGGTGACCTTGCCGGGAGTCTGCTCCCGTCTCTCTAACGTAGCCATGGGCCAGACTCTACAGCCTACTAATCATTAGCACCACCGAAACTAACAGTTAGTGTGTTTGACTTTAGGCCACCAGACCAGTATAGTTAGTAGTGAGCAATTCGTTACTGCTTGTTTTTCAAAGCCCCCTGTCGGTTGAGTGACTTTTCCTTGTCATGTGTTGTCAACACTCCCGACAGGGGGTTCTCTCTTTCTCGGAGACTAACGCCATTACCCTTCTCTAGAAGGGCTATCCTAATTTGACATTAGAAACAATCTAAAGTAAACTAATCATAGTTAGTCAGACACAGGACCGGCGATAGGAGCAAGGCGGAAGTAACCACAACTGCACCACTCTTAAATACAACCCGTTGGCCTGTCAGCTAGCGGGATTTTTTGATTTAAGAGAGAGAGAAACAAGTGAACAAGTTTGACTACATTAACAAGGTCATGGTCAGTGACCTACGACCAGAGGACAAGTGCCTACTGGTGGAACTCATTGTTAGAGCCGATGAGGACTGGACCTGCTTCCCATCAGTAGAGCGTCTGTGCAAGGTGCGCGGTATGAAGCATTACAAGAACTTCAAGGGAGCGGACTACTACCTACCCGGCCTTGTCACCAAGTCTAAGCGTGGCAGGAAGAACATCTACACCATCAATACCCCTGCTCTGGAAGGGCTATTGGAAGCAGAGGTAACTAGCAGGTACGGCAATACCCCTGCTGTGGAAGGGCTAATTGGCCCTGCTGTAGAAGGGGTATCAGAGCCCAATAGCCCTGCTGTAGCAGACAATAGCCCTGCTGTAGAAGGACCCAATACTACAACTAATACTACAGAAGAAGATACTACAGAGAATACTACAGAGTCTCCCGTCGCTGACGCGCCGGTAGACAGTATCCCTAACTTTAAAGTTAAGGAAGTTGAAGAAGAGGTAGAGGTCCTTTGGGACATTGAGGAAGCCTCTCTAACTTTTAGAGAGGTAACCGCCTCAGACACTCTTAACCTCCTTCTAGAGGAAGACGCCGGGCAGTCTGTACCAGAGACCGATGAAACTCGTAGCGTTGACTGGCTATTCCTAGACAGTGATGAGAAGAGGTTCTTTGAGAGTCAGGAAGCAACGCTAGAAGAGTTGAACGAGGCAGTAGGGCATTACCGACATGGAGGCACACTCGGTTTTAGTTGGCGAGAACGCGCAGAAAGTGCCCTAGAACGTGCCGGTATTAAGTTGGTGGCCTCATGGTGACCAGAATTATTCAAGGATGGGAGGCAGGGCTAGTGAGCAAAGAGGAAGTTGCTGCACTACTAGAGAGACTTCTAGCAGAGGTCACAGCAAAACTAACGGAAACAGAAACGGAGAAAGCAGCATGAGTATGGGAACTTGCACGTTCGATGGATGCGAGAGGCCGGTATATGTGAAGAAGCGCGGATTGTGCCATGGGCACTACCAGCAGATGTGGCTAGGTCGCCCTCTAACTCCTATCGGGCCATACAAGAGGTTGAGGCAGCCAAGTCCAGACACGAAGGTCTGTACTGATTGCTACGTAGTTAAGGCACTGGATAGTTTCTACGACAGGTCAAGCGGCGGTAAGCAGTCAAAGTGCAAGGAATGCATGAGGGCAAGGGAGACAGCCCGCAGGCAAGCCCGTAAGCCGTCACAGGAAGCCACGCAGGGTGCCTAGGAATTAATAGCAGCATGAATGTGGGTCAGTGGCCCAATACAAATACAAAGCCCTTAGAAGGGCGGAAATGGAGAAGTTGAATGGCTAACAGTAATGGTCCCATCCCCGAGTATTCAGGCGTACTGGATTGGGGTAGCGGTCCCGGATACCACGTGTTGTGGGACGGGGACGAGGAGAAGCGTTACGTCAACGATGCAACGTGGGAGTTGTACAAGGGTGATGTAGGTGTCTTGTGGTCCTTTGCATGGACACGCGCACAGTTGGAACAAGCAATGAAAGTAGAGCAAGGATGGTAAACGTCGGGCGCGGTACGGAGTGAATGCAGTTACAAACGGGGATAGCGGTTGTATCGGCAGGCGTTGGCACGGTAGGTGGGTTCCTTGCAGGACTTGACCCAGCATGGATTGCTCTGATTGGCACAGTGGTAGGTGGTGTTGTTCTAAAGGTAAGTGAGACCTGGCTAGCCAGAGGCCGGGTACAGAAGGATGATGCAAGAGTAATCAGAGAGGAACTACGCAGCACAGTGACAACTCAGAGGGAAGACATTAGAGAACTAGAGGATGAGGTCAACGAGTGGCGAAGCAAGTACTACGACCTACGAGACTCCTACATGAAGGTGCAGACAGAACTGCAGATTGCCCTTAACAGCGTCAGGTACGAGGCCACTGAGGCTGGGAAGGCACTAGATAGGAACCAGTGATAGCCCTTCCAGAGAAGGGGTATTGCTGTATCTACCTAGCGTTCATTGCAGATAAACGATACTAAGTAGCAGGTGTCATTGCCCTGCTATTTGGTATTAGGAAGCGTTAGCCTTTATCATTATTAGCATGACTCTAAACACTAGGGAAAAGCCGGGTACAAAGGTTAGTTGTATCTGGTGGTGTGCTACCTGCATCAACATCACTATTGCTAATGGCACAGCCCCTGACTGTTCCAAGTGTAAGAAGCCAATGAAGAAGATTGGGACTTGCGAGGAAGGTAAGAGGTAGGGGTACCCACCCCTTCCCCCTCCCCCCCTACCGGGTGGGTGGGTAGGCCAAGGCAAAGGCATTGACGAAGAGAAACAATGAAGAAGAATAAAAGTGTTTGAAGAAAGAATAGAAAATGATTGATAAGAACGAAATGTTGTCAAGGCTGGAAGCGGCGGTACAGGGGAAAGAAACATCTTCACTCCTAACAGAGATAGAAACACTAAAAGAACTAAGAGAACTACTAGACAGTCTCATCGAACTGATTGAGCAGCCTCTAGGACATAAGAAGGAGGAATGACGATGGATGGATATATGTAAGGCCCCGGGCACGTCCATCGTAATCACGAAATAATGGCATACACAGATAAGCAGATTAATGACTTCCTTGAACTAGCACAGGAAGTTGGCATCACGAAGGCAAAGCGTGAGTTTGGATACCCAAAGTCTTGGTCAACTGCTCAGCGTTGGGCAGAACTTAGAGGCGTAGAGACGGCGGTAGATGAAGTAAAGAGTAAGGCTGCACTCACACGAGAGTGGTATCAGACAGAAGAAGTAATCACAATCGCACAAGAAGGTATGAACAGAGTCTATGAGGAACTAGTTGAGAACAGTTCTCTAACTCCTGACGACCAGAAGAAGTTGGCCGAAGCATTGACAAAGCACTACAACGTCTGGGCCAACGCTCAGGGTAAGGCAACAAACATTAGCGAGAACAGGCAGCAGGATTCTATGGATACACACTTGATTGACCTGCTGAACACTGAGAGGGCTAAGAATCTAGCAAAGAAGGAGAATGTTACTGAATCGTGACCTAATTAGTCATGTGACCTAGTTAGTCCTAATCAGCACAAGATTAAGGCAAACTCGCAGGTCAGAGACTTGTAGTACCAGCCATGCCAAGGCGGTTGCACACAGATTGGTGGTAAGTACCGCCCGATTTGGGTTAGTTTCCAGAAGCACGCACAATTCTGGCGCACAAATTGCAAATAAAAATAGAAGTATTCGCGTTTGTGTGTTGCTACAAGACAAAAATATGACAAAAATTTAGAATCTCGGCACATAACAAACATACATTGGATATCACGGAAGCATTCAGGGAGGACTTCTGGGAGGTAAGCGCACTACTCGCAACCTCTGAGGGCCGTAGAGCCCTAACAGAAAATGACCCCCTACTCTTTGCCTACGTCTATTTCCCACACCACGTAAGCAACCCTACAGACGGTTCTAAGACTGTCTGTGACTTCCACCTAGACCTGCTGGAATACGCAAAGTCTTGGTCTAAGCCCACTGGTAGAGCAAAGGAACACAGGGCATGCTTTATTGCCCCCCGCCAGTCTGGCAAGAGTACTTGGATTTTCCTACTGCTTCCTATGTGGGCAGCGGCACACGGACACCGCAAGTTTGTAGCGGCCTTCTCTGACTCTGAGCAGCAGGCGGTAACCCATCTACACACATTCAAGATGGAGTTGCAGAACAACACTCTTCTAAGAGCAGATTACCCGGAACTGGTTGCGTCTAAGAAGGTTGGCGAGTCCAGCAAGGAAATGCTGAACAACCGTAACCAGATTATGCAGGAGAACGGCTTTATCTTCATGGCAAAGGGTGCTGACTCAGCAGCCCTGGGCATGAAGTTGGGCGCAGTGCGTCCAGACGTACTGCTTTTTGACGACATTGAGCCGGGAGAGTCCAACTATTCAGAGCATGAGGCACGTAAGCGCAAGGAAACCCTTATCTCTGACCTCTTTGCTCTGAACGCTTGGGCGGTAGTGGGAATTGTAGGGACTACCACCATGCCTAACTCACTGATTGACCAGATGAGAAAGGTTCAAGCAGCAGAGCAGGACTACGAGGGTGACCCTGAACTATTCAGGGAAGCCCTGGACCCTGATTTGCGCTGGGTGCTGGATGAAAATATCAAGGTTCACTACTGGCCCGTGATTATTTCTGAGTCGACTGAGGACGGTTCTGAGGTCGTAGAGCGCTCTCTGTGGCCTGAGCAGTGGTCTATGGATGACCTTAACCGGGACAGGCATACAAGGGCGTTCGCTAAGAACATGATGAACCGCCCGGTATCTAGTGATGGTGGCTACTGGGATGAGGACGACATTGATATTGACCGTCCTGAACACTACCGCCACACCCTGATTTCAATTGACCCTGCTGTAACTACTGCAAAGAAGTCTGACTACACAGGACTGGCGGTAGTAAGTCAGGGTTCTGACGGTCTCATCTATGTCCGTCACGCAGAACAGGTCAAGTTGTCCTCAGACGCTCTTAACGAGAAAGTCAGGGACTTGGTTTTGGAGTATGGAGTTGGCATTGCCGTGGTTGAGACTAATCAGGGTGGTGACCTATGGCGACAGGTGTTTAAGGACTTGCCTTGCAAGTTCCAGTCTATTCGTCAGAAGGAAAAGAAGGAAGTTCGCGCAAGTCAGGCAGTGGACTTCTACAAGAGGGGTCAGGTTAAGCACACTGCACACTTCCACATTGCAGAAGAGCAGATGCTTGCTTTCCCTCACGTAACGCACGACGACGTGGTTGACGCCATTGTTACGGGTGTTCTGACGTTTAAGAAGTACGCACGTGGCGGCGTTGGAGTCACAACTACTAAGTACATGGAGGTTTAAAAGGAAAGATTATGACTATTTTGAAGGAATTTGTTGCCCCTATCACTGATAGGGCAAGAGAGTATAAGGAGGCTGAGGACTACTACGAGGGACGTGTAGCAGAGTCATTCAGTTCATCTAAGTTGCGTCATGCGCTTAGGGCTACCGGCCACCGTGGACAGCACAACTACTGCCGCGTGGTGGTGGACGCTGTTCTAAACCGTCTAGAGATTGCCAACGTTGTTGCTGACACCGAGGAAGCACAGGCCAAGATTAATGTGGTCTTTGAGAACAATGAGTTGGGTCTAGAGGCTAATGAGATTCACCGTAGGGCGTTGGAGTTCGGAGACTGCTATGCGCTGGTATGGCCTGATGAGAATGGCGAGTTGCTTATTAGTTACAACTCTCCACGTACCACGGCAATTGTTTACGACCCTGAGAACCCTCGCAAGAAGTTGTACGCGGTCAAGATGTGGAAGGAAGGCAACCCGTTCTCTAACGACCGTAAGCGTACACGTCTGAACGTCTACACGGCTGCTGAGATTCACAAGTACGTTGCTGACGCTGAGGAAGTAACGGACGGTACCAACTGGCGCGGTATCGGAACAGAGGTCAACCCATTTGGGGAGATTCCTGTATTCCACTTCCGTACCCACCGTCCCTACGGCAAGCCAGAGCACAAGGAAGGCTACGGCGCACAGGACGACATTAACAAGTTGCTGGCAACTCACTTCTACACCATTGACTATCAGGGCGCTCCACAGCGTTACGCACTGTCAATGCAGGGTGAGAACGAGGTTGTTGACTTTGGTGATGATGAGACTGACCGCGAGAACATCGCCTCTCTAAAGGCAGAGCCAGGAAGCCTGTGGTACCTAAAGGGCATTCACGGTGTCGGGCAGTTCCCTGCCGCTGACCCCAAGGTGTTCTGGGAGCCAATTCTCCACCTAAAGGAGTCTATGGCTGCTCTGACAGATACCCCGTTCCACTACCTAGAGCGTGGTCTGTCTGGTGTGACTGGTGGTGAGGCTCTACGAGTCTCTGAGGCACCACTAATGAAGAAGGTCAAGGACCGTCAGACTTCATTTGCTGTGACGTGGCGAGAGTTGTTCAACTTCATCCTAAAGGTAGAGGGGCTATCCGCTCGCCTAGAGGTCAAGTGGAACATCGTTGAGTCTATGGACTCTAAGGATGAGTGGGACGTAATGCTAAAGAAGATTAACGCTGGACTGTCACACGCGCAGGCTTTGCGAGAGGCCGGGTACGAAGAGAAGGACATTACGAAGATTCTTGCTGAGCGCATGGCAGAGAAGTTGGAAGGCATTGAGTATGAGCGTTCCCCAGAAGTGCGAGTCTCTACAGCAGACAACGAGAACTTTGGCAACCGCAACTCCCTAACGGAAGATGCTAAGGACAACGGAGGACGCGGCCCTAAGGGCTGACAAAATAAATGATGGAGGAAGGCACAATGGAGAACAACGAGACGGCAGAAGAGGCCGGTACAGAGGAAGTTAAGAACCCTGAGGCAGTTCTAGCCGAACTACGTAGGGCGCAGGAGGACTTGAAGAACCTGCGTGCAGAACTACAGAGTCTTACTGAGGAAAGGGACAGCCTAAAAAGGGCGGTAGAGGAAAGCCCATTCAAGGACAAGGCTATTGAAGCAGAAACAAAGTTGGCACTACAGGACCTTGGACTAAGTGATGGTGACCGACTAATTAAGTACATTGGCAAGGACGGCATTGACTTTGACGAGAACAACAATCTGTCAGGACTGACCGAGCGTATTGAGTCTTTGAAGGCGGACCTGCCTGAGTTGTTCGATGTTAAGCGCAGAGTGGGCGGTAAGGCAGACATTTTTGCTAACGACACAGCAGAAGTGAAGCAGGACCCACTGCGTACGGCAGTCAAGCAGGCTCTGAGTCACTAAACAGATGCATTAAATTTGGTATTAGAATGACAATTGCAGTAAACTAAAGGGAGAGGAACCACGCATGTTCTTGGACGAGAATTGTGTGGTTCGAACCCGCTTTGTTGGACGACAGATTGGAGTTCAAATCACACAAAAATTCTAAGAAAAGGAGAGGGAATATGTGAGTTCCCTAATCGTATAAATACATGGCTTTTACAGACCTAACAGTCGCAAACGGGTGGATTCCCGTTGACTACGCCTCTGACGTACTTCTAAAGGACGTTCAGACTTCTGTAGTCGAACAGGTCGCACGCATTGAGCGTATGACGACCGACCAGCGTAAGGTTCTACGTTTCGTAGACGACGGTGTTGACGTAGTTGCCGAGGGTGCGACCATTCCGCTGAATGACCCAGCCCTTGACCACGTAATTCTAGACGCAGTTAAGTTCGCAAACCGTTACGCATTCTCTAGCGAGGACACCGAGGACGCAATTGTTGACGCAATGGCTGCTTCTCGCCGTTCTTGGCTATCCAACTTCGCAGTTAAGTTGGACAACGCAGTCCTAGGTACCACCGCTGCTGCAAACGGAGGCACTGTTCCATTCGAGTCTGTCTATCAGGCAGTTGGAGCAGGTAACCGCACCGCTACCGCAGGAGCGTTGACCTATGACGACCTTGTTGAAGCATTCGGTGAAATGGAGACGAATCAGAAGGGCGGGCTAGTAGCAATCGCTCACCCATCCTTCAAGATGACTCTTCGTTCCCTAAAGGACGTTGACGGCAACTTTGTTGTTGACCCTGACAGTCGTCTAGGCGCAGGCGTACCGACCATCTTTGGTCACGAGTTGCGTTTCTCTTACGGTGCGCGTACCAGCGCAACTGCTAGCGATGCCCCAACGGGTAACCCCCTGTTGGTTGTCGCTAACAAGAGCAACCTGATTCTTGGTGTCCGTTCTGGCCCCGAGGCCAAGGTTTCTACCGAAGAGCAGTGGGCAAACGACAACGTTGAGTTGAAGTTGCGTGCCCGTCGCGCATTCGTGCTAGCAGAGGCTGACGCAGCACGAGTTATTGAACTAACCGCAGCAGTCTGAAATTAGTCGGGGCGGCGGTAGTCAGAAATGACTACCGCCCTCCTACAGTACAAATACAAATAACTAAGGAGATTAACAAAGATTATGGCAAGCAAGTTGTACGGAAACGCAGTTAAGGCTGCTTTCAACAAGGAAGTAGATTGGGACAGCGACACCATCAAGGTTGCGCTGGTTTCATCTGCATACACGCCTAATCAGGACACCCACGACTACTTTGACGATGTTGTTGCAAACGAGGTTAGTGGTACCGGCTACACGGCTGGTGGTCTTTCCCTAGCGGGCAAGACTTCTACTTACGATGCAGCGAACAACGTTTTGGTGTTGGACGCAAACGACGCGGTATGGGCTAACAGCACCATTACTGCACGTTACGCAGTTGTCTACGATGACGCTGGCGCAACCAACGCTCAGAAGGCACTAATTGGTTACGTTGACTTTGGTTCAGACCAGAGCAGCACCAATGGTAACTTCACCGTCACTTGGGATGCTACGGGCATTATCCGTATCACCGTGGCCTGATAGGAATTAGATAAAACTATGGACGTGAGAATTGAGGCGGCTCCAATGGAGGCCGGTACCGAAATGGTAGAGGCATCCATCACAGCCCAGAAGGTAGACACTCCTAAGGTGATTGTGGCTCTGTCAAGCCGAGTCGCCTCGTTCTCATGCCCTTCTCTAGGTAGTCACAGCATCAGTGCTGTAGCACCTGACTCATACTTTATTGAAGGAGGACTAGCCTTGGCTGCTGCATGAGAATGCGGTAATAGCCAAGGCTATTTTTATTATGGCGAGACGAGACGAGATTCTAGCGGACAGCCCGCTAATCTTTCTAGAACTAGAAGAAACCTCAGGAAACCCGACCAACTCTGGTAGTGAGTCTTTGACTTACACCCTTGGCTCTGGCATTAGCAAGGCTGTCAGTGGTGTTGACGGGAATGCTTGGTCACTGGACGGCACAGCCAACGGCTCTGTTCGTATTGATGGCTCTGGGCAGAGCAACTACACCGACAATGTGTTTTCTGTTGAATGGTGGGTGAAGTGTAACGACTCCACCGCACAGGTTATCTCCTACTTTAACCAGGGAGGTACAGGCGGAAATGTTCAGTTCAATATTAATGCCAGTGGCAAGGCAGACGTTTCGGTTTGGACTTCTAGCCCCGTTGCGAGTCTGGTTAGCACCACGACAATTAGAAGCAGCAGCGTGTGGCATCACGTTGTCTTGACAGTTAACGGCAATACCAAGAAGTTGTACATTAACGGCGTCCTAGAGGTAACCAACACGACAAACATTGGAACTTTTAGCCCCCAAACAACCCGTTGGGACTTGGGTCTCGTTGGTTCTTCATCAGCAGCAGCGGTATCTGTAGACAACTTTGCAGTATTCAACTCTGAACTAACAGCAGCGCAGGTTGACGACCACTTCACAGGTGGAGCAGCGCCGGTACACGGCGGATACACAGCGCAGGTAATGACTGCCTCTGGTGTCTTTGTTGACCCTGCGGTAACCACTGAGACAATCATTCACGCTGGCTACACCGCGCAGGCTATGACTGCTTCTGCAAGCATGCCGGAGGCGGTAGGTAGAGGAAACTCCCAGCCAGGAACAATTCTCGCTGACTCCTACACCCGCAATGACCAAACTAGTACCAACTTCGGTAGCAGCAACATTGCCTACATTGGTCACAACTTTGGTGGCGTTCAGTACCGCCATGCACTAATTAAGACGAGTCAGCCTGACCTACAGGGTGGAGAGACCTTGGTTGCTGCAAACCTTACGCTTAAGGCTGCAAACGCATGGCCTGCTGACACCTACGAGATTTACAGGATTACCTCAGATTGGGTGGAAAGCACAGTCACCTATGGCACAAGGCCAAGCATGACGCTGTTGGGCACTGTGGCAATTCCGGCTAAGAGCGCTGGCGACTTGGTGACCATTGACATTGCTTCTGTCTTTGAGGCAACCAACTATGGTGTTGTCCTAATGAGGACGGTCAATGGTGGTGACGGTGCTCAGTTCTACACCAAGGAACATGCCACTACTAGCAACAGGCCAAGGCTTGCTTTTGTGCTAGGTGATGTTCAGGACGCTTCCCACCCAGCAGAACCAATGACGGCTTCTGGGTCTATGCCTGACCCTGTTGTCACTACAACTACGGGTGTCTCAGCGTCTGCACAGCCAATGACGGCAACTGCTGAGTTGGTTGCTTCGGTTGTGACAGTAGTCAGCAACATTGTCTTGGCACCTGAACCAATGCATGCACAGGCCGATATGCCCGGTGGTGGCTTCTCCGTGCCAATCAGCATCAGTGCAGACCCAGCAGAGGCCACAGCAACCGTTGTAGAGCCTGTAGTAGCCACTCAGCGTGGTCCGAGAATTGCCGTGGCTCCAATGACGGCAACTATTTCTTGGAGGCAGCCAGAGGGCGTGAACGGTTCCCCGATTGTTCTAGACGAGTCTGAGGATGCTTACTACCAGAGGGTTAACGCTCTTGTTCCTGAGTCTTGGTGGAGGCTTAACGACAAGACAGCGACGGTTGTTGACCGTATTGGACAGGATGCCAACGGTACTTATGTGTCCACTGTCTTTGGTCAGAATGACGGTCCTGAGGCTAGGGCTTCTGCCTTCTTCGATGGAGACGGCTACATTCAGGGTGGCGTCGTTGAGAACGCGGTAGTTAAGGCTCCTGCACAGGTTCCCTACACAACCCTAGAGTTCTCATTTAGGACCACAAGGTCCAATTCCTTCCTGATGTACTCCGCTGACGATGCAGTAATTACCGGCAGCGGTGCCAACATCAACCGTGACGAGCCGGGTAGGGAGATTGTCCTAACCAACGGTCGTATCACCTACCGTACATATGACTTCAATGGAGTTGTGGGTACATTCTCAGGACCAAGAAACCTGGCAGACGGTGCATGGCACCACGTTGTTGTTAGGGGATTCGCTGGTTCGCTGGGAAGCGGTACAGAGATTTGGATTGACGGCAACTTTGAGGTCCGTCGCTACAACGCAGGTTCATGGAATGGTATGCCTGACTACGTTGGTGGAAAGCCGGGCATCCCAACAAGTCAGTATCTAGTTGGAGATATGTCAGAGATTGTCTTCTACGAGAAGATTGTTTCACACGACGACATTGCCCTTAACTACTACGCATTCATGGGCTGGGCACCGATTGCTGTTGAGCCGATGGAGGCAACTGCTGAAATGGGTGACGCCAAGGGACGCGGTAATCAGAAGAAGGCCCTTTACCTGTACTGGGATATTGCTTCCGAGACGGACAAGGGCGGTACGGCAGCAGAATCAACAGAGTTTGACCCAATGACTGACTTTGTATACGCCGGTACCCCGCTGAATCCCGGTCCTAGGTTGCCCATTGCTGACTACCACGGTTACAAGGTGTTTGCGAAGCCAATTACCTCTAATGGTCTTGGTGCTTCCTACCGTGACCCGTACACAGATGAGCCCTCTCTAATCAATCTAGAAACAGACGTTGACTTGACTGAGTACGACGTAATCATGTTCAAGGATTGGCCTGACGAGGGTCCTGAGTTGGACTTTGTTGAGACAACCTTCCCCGGTCAGAAGGAACGTCTGATTGGTCAGTTGAGGGATGCCAACGACGCCGGTACAGGATTGTTCGTTACACAGCCACGTCTAGCCATTGACCTAGGCATTGTGGACAGGGTTGAGTTTGTTCCAACTCTAAAGGAGTCAAAGGTTGTCTCTGGTCAGGGCAATGCGTCTGGCTTGTACGACTACGGAAGCGCAGTCAAGTTCCCTTGGAACATCACTGCCGCTGACGGTCTAGTTGGTGGAGCACACGCAGCCGGTATTGGTCAGCCTCAGAACACTGACCCCAACTACCTAGCAACAAAGGCTTACTTCTACCACGATAACAACAAGAATGACCGTTACCGCGTTCGTGCTTTGGTCGAGAACCTGACTGATATTCCGTCATGGAACATTGCTGATGCAGCATTCCACGTGGACTATGACCCTTGGGGTTGGCAGGGCGTTGCTTACAAGTACCTAAAGCGTGAGCAGGGCTTGCAGATTGGTGATGAGTACATCTTCCATGGTGCAGAGGTTATCCCTGCACGCTACTTGGACATTGTTGACCGTCGCTACAACCGTTACAACGGCACATGGGCTACACCGCTGGTTAACGTCAAGGCCGGAACGGTCGTGACTACCTTTGGTGCTACCTACTGGAATGGCGCACAGGAGATTGCCAACCCTTACAAGGACTACGCAACCACAATTGTTCTAGAGCCGGGAGACAACCTTGCAGGAAGGCCGGTAGGTGGAAAGATTTTCGTTAACTTCACCGAACAGCCTTCACGTGGTCTAGGTGTAGTAGCACAAGTATTGCCCGAGGCTAATAACAATGTTGAATGGCCTTTCCAGTACCCGGTAGAGACTGCCGCTCAGAGGGAATGGGACTACTCATGGACCCGTACAACACTGAGGGCAACTCAGGGCGGGGCGGTACAGGTTATTAACATCACCTTGCCTACTGGCGAGATTGCCACAATTCCTGTTAGCGGTGCTGGCGGCAACCTGTCAATGGTGAGGTCTAACCAGTTGTTCCCTGTTGTGGGTAAGCCACGTTGGGAAATGGACGGACGAGGCATGTTCTGGCTATCCGTCAAGGAAGAGACAAACCCCGGTGATGTAGTTGTTAGGGCTAATGCTCTAACGGGTACCGCCGAAATGACTCAGCCTGCCGTGGTTGCTCAGCGTGACGCTCACGTAAACACAGAGGCAATGAGTGCAATCGCAGTAATGCCAAAGGTGGCAGAGGACCAGAGCGGAGACGTTCAGGTTCTAACCCTACCAATGAGGGCACACGCAACAATTACGGGGTATGGCAAGACAATCGCCGTAGCCCCAATGGAAGCACATGCAGAACTTGTCGAGAACTTCGACTTGGTACACGCAGATGGAGAACAGGTTGTGCTGTATCTACATGGCGTGGACGTAACACTATTTATTAAGGAGGAAGCATAAATGGCTATTTCACAGTATTGGGTAGGCCAGATTCCGGCACGCCCAATTGCCATTGACGTGCGTGACTCTGAGGGTCGAGTAATTGACCTGAGCGCGTACAACGATTTCAAGGTGAGAGTCTTGGGGTCAGACAATGAAGAGATTGACCTAACAGGTTCATCACTGACTACTTCCGGTGCAGCACAGGGACGCTTTGTGTTCCGCTGGCCGGTAGGTAGGAGCGTATTCACCAAGACAGGTGAGTACGTAATGCAGATGGAGTTGGGCGGTACGGGAGTTAAGGACTTCACCACCGTTCACACCATCCGAGTACGCAGACTAGGAGGTATTAACTAATGTTTGTAACCGTAAACGAAACGATGGAACTTACTGGTGCAGAGGTAGCAGAAGAGGCTATCCCGGTGGCTCAGGCCATTATTGAGTCATACGTGGGCAGGGTAGAGGCCGAGGTAACCAACGCCAACGACCTAATGCTATTGGGACGTGCAACGGCATATCAGGCTGTCTACATGCGAGAGAACCTAGAATTGGTTTTCGAGCAGATTGACGTAAAGCAGCAGCAGGGCTTTGGTGGCATGGTGACTTTCAGGGACAACCCTGCATCACCATGGGTGGCACCGCTAGCAATTATTGCTTGCCAGCGCTTGTCATGGAAGCGTATGCGTTCTGTCAAGACAGGCTCAATCTTTGCCAAGCCAGTAGAACCGCTGGATTGGAGTACCGACTAATGAAGTCTTACACCGCCTTTAAGTACCACCACGCCTTTGAGGAGTGGAGTCCTGTTATTACTCTAGACCAAGACGGGGTGGAGTCTGCCGCATCCTACGTCTATAAGGGTGAGCGCAGGGGAATTATGATTCCCTCCATCTCTGGCATTTCAAGCCTAATCACGGACACTCAGATGGACGTTGACACAGAGATTAGGAACATGCGCGACCGCTCTGGCAACCCTATCTTTTTGTTGGGCTATGACGAGTCGAGTGAGGACATTCAGTACGTCATGTATGTCGCTACCGCTGACCCCCAGATGGACCCGTTCGGCAACGTCGTGGCATGGAGGCATTCAATCCGCAGGGCTGGATGACCCAAATGACTAGATACAGTACGGGCCGCACTGGTGGGCTACATGTTGATGTTGGTGACGTGACACATCTGTTTAGTGGGGGACAGACAAACAGACTCCATACCAGCGTTACTCGCACGCATCACGTTGCTATGAGGGCAAAGAAAATGCCCAACGTTGGCTCGACCGAAGCAAGACAGCGTGGCCTTACCGGAAAGTGGAAGAACAAACTATTCGATAGAATCAGGGTTCAGGCTAGCAAGCGTGCGGACGGTGGAGACATTAACGCTGTCTTGGGTGACACTTGGCAAAAGTTGGGTGCTAAGTGGGACCGCATCTGGCGACTAGAGGCACATGCAGAGAGACTAGAATTTATTGCTAGTCTGGAAATTGATTTCATTTCTGATGCCGCCGAGTTTGCCTTGGGGTTAATCTATGAAGCGCTGAATTTTATCGTTGATGAATTGTTCCAGATGTACTGCGAAACCATGTACATGGCTTGGTCCTCGCATGAAGTGGCAATGAATAATGGTCAGATTACACTGACGGAAACGTATTTCTTCCCTGAGATTACTAACTTCCTGGCTGAGCAACTGAACACAGGTCCACTTGGTGAGCAACGGTGGCCCTTTGATACGAACACTTGGGATTATGCTTTCCAGATTGAACAGGCGTATGACATGGACGTATGGATTAGGGCATTTAGTGACACCACGAACAGCCCTATTGCCGTCTGTGAAGAGATTAGGGAAACTGCGGTCTATACTAAGTTGCTTTCCGGATTTTAAGCAACTCCTAAGACTTCCATTGTGCCTTCCTCCACGATGGATATGACAAAGGGGGCCGGTATTGATTTACCGGCCCCCTGAGTCTTGCTCTGTTACTACTTGAAGCGTTCAGCGTACCTGTCAAACACTTCTGCCCCAGTCTCAGGCTTGTGGAAGATGTACATGGAGCGGTCGTAGTCAGGACCAATGTTGGGCAGGACCGTGTGAAGCCGGTACCCGGTCTGCTCCAACTTAGTCATGCTGTCTGCTAATGACTCAGCGACACCCTCAGCCCCACTCATTTCCATGAGGTCAGAGTGATGCAGAACGCGGTACGGCATCAGTTAGCAGCCTCGTAGGCGTCAATGACTTCCTGAGGGATACGGCCCCTGTCTCCAAGGGTGACTTCCTCCCCGGCAGCGTTCTTGTACTTGTAGCCGGTGGCCTGTGCCCAAGCCCTGACAGCCTTCAACTTCTCTTTGTCACTCGTACCGCCCGAGGATGCGCGGGTACGGGTAGGAGCAGCAGAAGCAGTCTCAGCATCCTTAATGAAAGGCTCCAGAGCCTCTAGCAACTTGCCGTGGTTTCCCTCAGAGAGAAACAGGCTGTAGGTGGTTCGACCAAGACTGAGGGTGACGGGCTGAGTGTCCTCAGGCAGAGGCTCACCGTCGTAGTCATCTACCAGAACATACTTGCGAGGCATGGTTCTCCTAAGTTTGTGATGTGTGCGAGCAGGCTACAGAAGTGAACACTTCTGACACCCTACTGAGATAATAGAGGTATAGAAAGGAATGATTCATATGCCAGGAACAAAACGTTTGTCCCCTGCTGATGCACGCACAGCCCGTCTACAGGTGACAGTTACACCAGCGGAGGCAAAGTACATCAGGCGCTTGGCTGAGGATGAAGGTCTGTCAGTCAGTGACCTCATCAGAGCCGTCATGGTTGGCTTCGTCTAGCCCTGAGTTGTGGCCTAACGTGACCTGAGGTTGCGACGAAGGTGCAGCGGGTCCAGAGGCGCTAGCCTCTGACCTGCAAGAAGGTTCAGCACCCCCAACCGGATTCGAACCGGCGCTACCGCCGTGAAAGGGCTCGCGTTTCCCTTCGCTGACGCTCAGGTCTGGCTGCTGTCGCAGCACTCTGGGCCGCTCCTGTGTCCTAGTGAGTCCTTGGACTAGAAGTGTGTCCAACTCATCAGCCAGAGACTCAGAGTCAGACTCGTACAGGTGCCCGTACCTGTCGAGTGTGAAGGCCACTGAACTGTGACCAGCAGCCTTGGAGACTTCCTTGGGGTTTCGGCCAACACTGACCCAGAGTGCGACGAACGTGTGACGTAGGTCATGGAACCTCAGACCCTCCACCCCAGCAGCATCGGTTGCAGGCTTCCAGTAGTGCCGGGAGAACCAGTGCTTCTGAATCGGCACACCCTTCTGCCCCGTAAACAGCAG